GTTGGTAGCTACACAGCTATTACGTACACACAAAGCGTTGATGAGTTTGTAATTACATGGGCTGACTCTGGGTTTAACTCTGGTTGGCAGGGTTACTTAAGCCCTGATATGAAGAACGCAGGTGAGCTATATGCAGCAGGTGAATACATTAATGAATATGGCGGTTATCCGACACAATGATGGACTTTTCATTTAACATTGCAGGGTATAACATTAAGGGTTGGATGGTGGCTGTAGCCCTTCCAATTCTTTCTTCCATTGCAGGGGGTGTTTACTGGTCTTATGATACACTGCAGCGTTTCTATGGTGTAGAAAAAGGTATTCAACTAGTCGCAGTTAAGTCTAAAGCATTTGACGCCAAAGCAGATGAATTAACTACACTTATTACTTCTGTTGAGACTAAAGCCCAGAGAGAGATTGCTACTGTAAATGCTGAACTTAATATAGATTTACAGGAAATAAACAATACTCTTAATTCTAAGATGCTAAGTCTTAATGCACTAGCTGTTACTGAGTTACAGTCCCTTGAAGCAAGTCTTACATCTCTTATACAGAACCTAGAAGCTAGTACAAATACTAATAATAAAGGTTTAGATGCACGTCTTACTTCTCGTATTCAAACTCTTGAGCAAGCCATACTAGATAATGATGTACGTGGTTTAAACGAGAAGCTTGCAAAGCTATCTACAAACATGACTCAGATTCTTGAACAGCAGAAAGTTCTTTTAGACTTGCGTAGTCAGGTAGATAAAGCTACAACTATTACAGATGGACTAGGCAATACACTTGATACTCTAGAAACAGAGGTCAATGACATATGGAAAGCATATGATGAACTAGTCGATAATCCACTATAAGGAATACACTATGGCACGTAGCCTCACAGAAAACCAACAGAAGTTCCTAGAAGTATTGTTTGATGATGCAGGCGGTGATGTTGTATTAGCAAAGCGTCTTGCAGGGTATAGTGAGAAAACGCCTACACGTTTAATTGTTGAAGCCCTTAAAGATGAGATTGCAGATGCCACACGCTCCTACTTCTCTCGCTCTGCACCAAAGGCCGTTATGGCTCTTGTTGGTGCTCTAGCTGACCCTACTGAGTTAGGTATAAAAGAGAAGATGGCTGCAGCTAAGGACTTGCTTGATCGTGCTGGACTTGGTAAAGTAGAAAAAATGGACGTTACTTCTAATGGAGGTGGTATCTTTTATCTGCCACCAAAAGAAGGTAACAACGAGTAACATTGCCTAGATATGATTTTGATAGAGACTTAGGGTTTTGGGAGTTACCAAAGCCTTTTAAGGGCAAACAGAAAGAGTGGCACGTAATAGCACGTGTTACTTTGAGGCAGGTACCTTTTGGTTACAGAATACACCCAGAGGATGACAATCTTTTAGAGCCTATTTCTGAAGAACTAGAAGCATTAGAGCTTGCAAAGCGACATTTAAAGCAGTACTCTTACCGAGAAGTAGCACAATGGCTAAGTAAGACTACAGGACGTTACATCTCACACATGGGATTGCATAAGAGAGTTAAAGTTGAGCAAAGACGTAAGACATCAGCTGCAATTAAACGCAAGCTTGCCAGAAGGCTCCAAGAAACGCTCACGCAAATCGAAAAGCTTGAAGAAGGCCGTGTCGGAAGCTACAGTATCCGCGAAGATTGAAGAGAAGCATTCCGTTCCTGCTACACCCAAGGCAGACGCTTTTGACGTTGAGTTTGCACAAGAGGTTGTTTTTAAGCCAAACCCTGGCCCACAGACAGATTTTCTAGGTGCATCAGAGCGAGAGGTTCTATATGGAGGTTCAGCAGGTGGTGGTAAATCATATGCTATGCTTGCAGACCCTTTACATGGTTTAAATCATCCTAACTTTTCAGGATTACTTGTACGACATACTACAGAAGAACTAAGGGAACTTATCCAGAAATCTCAGGAGCTATACCCTCGTGCCGTACCGGGAATCAAGTGGTCAGAGCGTAAATCACAATGGACTTCTCCTCAGGGCGGTAGGCTCTGGATGTCTTACTTGGATAAAGATACAGATGTTACCCGTTACCAAGGGCAGGCATTTAATTGGATCGGTTTTGACGAACTTACACAATGGGCTAGCCCTTACGCTTGGGACTATATGAGAAGTCGCTTAAGATCGGCACATTCTAATGAAATTGGCCTCTACATGAGAGCCACTACAAACCCCGGAGGAAACGGTCATAGCTGGGTTAAAAAAATGTTTATTGATCCGGGCGCGTCAAGTAAAGCGTTCTGGGCAACACATGTTGAATCGGGTGAAACAATTAGGTTCCCCAAAGGACATAGTAAAGAAGGTCAGCCTCTATTTAAAAGACGCTTTATTCCTGCCTCTTTATTCGATAATCCGTACTTGGCTGAGTCGGGAGACTATGAAGCGATGCTTCTTTCTCTTCCTGAGCATCAGCGTAAGCAGTTACTGGAAGGTAATTGGGATGTTAATGAGGGTGCCGCTTTTCCAGAGTTTGATCGAAAGATACACGTTATTGAACAATTCGACATCCCTGAGTCTTGGACAAGGTTTCGGGCTTGTGATTATGGGTATGGTTCTTACACTGGTGTTGTTTGGTTTGCTGTAAGCCCTGATGAACAACTAATCGTATATCGTGAGATGTATAACTCTAAAGTTACTGCTTCTGATCTTGCAGATTTGATACTTGAAGCTGAAGCAAGTGATGGTGGCATACGTTATGGAGTTCTTGATAGCTCTCTATGGCATAATCGTGGCGATACAGGCCCTTCACTGGCTGAGCAGATGATCCACAAGGGGTGCCGCTGGCGTCCATCAGACAGGTCACGTGGCTCTCGTATTGCAGGAAAGAACGAAATACATAGGCGATTACAGGTTGATGATTTTACAGAAAAGCCACGTATTGTGTTTATGAACAACTGCACTAACATTATTGCACAACTACCTAGTATACCACTGGACAAGAGAAACCTAGAAGACGTTGATACCAACGCAGAGGATCACTTATATGACGCTCTACGTTATGGAATTATGACAAGACCACGAAGCAGCATATGGGATTTTAACCCAGAAAAACAACGCTCAGGTTTCCAAGCATCAGACCCCAGCTTCGGCTATTAAGGAAAAAGAACATGGCAGAGATTAACGAACTTTCGTTTGAGACAGACGATGTAACAGCAGCAGAGGATACCAAGGATAGCATCTTTAAAGAAGCTTCTAGTGTTGTTAGTTTTGTACAGTCACGGTTCTCACGCTCTGAAGACTCAAGGCGTTCAGATGAAGATCGTTGGCTTAAAGCTTACAGAAACTACCGTGGCCTCTATAGCTCTAGCGTAAAGTTTACTGATACTGAGAAGTCTCGTGTGTTTGTTAAAGTTACTAAGACTAAGACACTTGCTGCTTATGGTTCTATCACAGATGTACTATTCGGTAACAACAAGTTCCCTATGACTGTAGACCCTTCCATTCTTCCAGACGGGGTAGCAGAAGCAGTACACATTAATATTGACCCCGCTGCTGCATCTGCTGGTAAAGCCTTAGATGCTGTAACACAACAGCCTGCTCCTAGGCCTTACCTTATTGGCCCTGACACTAAGCTACTTCCCGGAGAAACACTTAGTACCCTATCTGAACGATTAGGTCCTCTTTCAGGTAAGCTAGGACCAGTTAGTGATAAGCTAATTGAGGGTGACGGTACTACACCAAGCACAGTTACTTTTCATCCTGCATTGATTGCAGCTAAGAAGATGGAAAAGAAGATACATGACCAGCTAGATGAATCAGGTGCATCTGTTCACCTACGTTCTATGGCTTTTGAGATGTCTCTACTTGGAACAGGTGTCATGAAAGGCCCCTTTGCTATAGATAAAGAATATCCTAATTGGGATGAAGAGGGTGAGTACTCCCCTATAGTTAAAACAGTACCACAGACAAATCACGTATCATGCTGGAACTTCTACCCTGATCCAGAAGCAGCTTCTATGGATGATGCAGAATACATCATTGAACGCCACAAGATGTCACGCACACAATTACGTGGACTTAAGAACCGCCCATACTTCATGAAAGATGCTTTGGCCACGGCTATAGATAAAGGCCCTGACTATGTGCAGAAGCACTGGGAAATGGCTATGGAAGATGATGAAACCACACCTGATTCAGAACGCTGGGAAGTATTAGAGTTCTGGGGTTTCGTGGACGTAGCTATACTTGAAGTTCATGGTGTTAAGATACCACGTGAATACAAAGACTTAGATGAACTTAACTGTAATATATGGGTTTGTAATGGTGAAGTGCTTCGTTTTGTACTTAACCCATTCAAGCCTACACGTATTCCATACTATGCAGTACCCTATGAGCACAATCCTTATAGCTTCTTTGGCATTGGTATAGCTGAGAATATGGATGACACACAAACTTTAATGAACGGTTTTATGCGTTTAGCGATTGATAATGCTGCACTTTCTGGCAATCTTATCATTGAGATAGACGAAACTAATCTCGTTCCCGGACAAGACCTTTCAGTATACCCCGGAAAAATCTTTAAACGCCAAGGGGGCGCTCCCGGACAGGCAATATTTGGCACCAAGTTTCCCAATGTAGCCCAAGAAAACATGCAACTCTTTGATAAAGCACGAGTACTTGCTGATGAATCTACTGGTTTCCCTAGTTTTGCTCATGGGCAAACAGGAGTTTCAGGTGTCGGAAGAACAGCTTCTGGCATTAGTATGCTCATGTCTGCTGCTAATGGTTCTATTCGAGCAGTAGTAAAGAACGTTGATGACTATCTTATACGACCAATGGGTAAAGCATTCTTTGCTTTCAACATGCAGTTTGATTTTGATGAGACTATTCGGGGTGACTTAGAAGTTCGTGCCTCTGGTACAGAAAGCCTTATGGCTAATGAAGTACGCTCACAAAGGTTGATGCAATTCCTGCAAGTAGCACAGAACCCAGTACTAGCTCCTTTTGCTAAAATGGACTACATAATTCGTGAGATTGCTAAGTCTATGGACCTTGACCCTGATAAGGTTACCAACTCTATGCAGGATGCCGCTATCCAAGCAGAAATCCTCAAAGGCTTTCAGGCCCCTCTCCCTGCCGCTACAGGCCCTGAAGGCGCTCCAATGCCCCAAGGTGGCCAAGACCCTCAAGGACAAGGCCCAGCAGGCGTACAGGACACCACAGGAAGCGGTGGCGCTCAGATGGGCATAGGTACAGCACCAACTCCGGGCGAACAAGGGTTCAGTGGCAATGTCGCTTAAGAAGCTCGTAAACGATAAAGAACTATGGGATGCATTTACTCAAGAGTTAGAAGGGTGCATCTCACAGCAACACAAAAGTATTGAGAATATATCTGACCCTGTTGAAATGTATCGCTCTCAAGGTAAAATCTCAGCATACCGTAACTTGAAGTATTTAAGGGACAAAGTGAACATGGACAATGGCTAATGTAGATGCACAAACTGATGCGGCTATGGCTGAATCACTTGTTAATAAGCCTGTTAGAGGTGACAGGGCTGGTGTTATAGCCAGTGGTAAAGTTAAGGATGAGAAATCACCAACCTTATTAGACGCCGCTACCTTTGTTGCTGAGATGACACCTATCATTGGTGACGTTATGGCAGCTAAAGATGTCTGGGACGAGATACAACGGGAAGATACTAACTGGGGCTATGTTGGTGCCTTAGGTGGTGCAGCCATCATAGGTCTTATACCTGGATTAGGTGATGCAGCAGCTGCAGCTATTAAGGCTGGAGCTAAGAAGGGCCTAGGTATTGCAAAGCGTATTGAGGTTGATCCTAACGCAATGGGTTCTGGTCTTGGTAATGTACGGTTAAAGCCTGAAATAGATGATGTAGCAGAAGCTGCTGCTCTCTTAGATAGTACTGAAGCTATTTCGACATGGCGAAAAGCTAATAAGATACCAGAGAGTAAACGCCAAGCAAATACAGAAGCCGCTAAAGCCGCTGCAGAAGATTTATATCAAGGCAATATTACTTCTAAAGAAGCTAGGCGTATTCTTA